CATTATAAAAAAGTTATTATTTATTCGTCGTCATCCTGTTGCGCTGCTTCACATAGAGCAATGATCTGCACACTCTGGTCACGTAGCTGACCGATTGTGCTCAGTTCTTCACCACGAAAACCGCCACGCTGTACGATGGTGTCAATCACTGCAACGGTACTGCGACCTACCTTATTGGCAAGATCACGCATTGCTTCGAGATCATGCTCAAGTTTAGCGGTGTTAGTATTTTTCGACATTATATTCTCCTAAGTCGTTGATGTTATTGGGTTTATTATACACGATTCTAAGCGGCTTGTAAAGAAAAATCTTGACACTTAGAAAACTCTTTTTGTTTATAGAACTCAAGCTTGTTGTCAAACTTGTTCTCTAGGATTTCTCCCTTGTGGGATATGACAAATACATTGGTATCGTCATCAAGAGAGTAAAGGATCTTCATCAGGTTCTCTACACCATCATGGTCCAAAGAACTATCGAAGGTTTCATCCAGCACCAACAGGTTTGTCGCTACCGAATTTTTCATCTTGGCAATCTGTCTCCAAGTAAACAACAGTGAGAGATCGATACGCTGCTTCTCACCTTCCGAGAATGAGTCATATGAAAATGCATCACGGTGTCTCGAACGAATGGTTTCTACAAAGCTTTCATCCAATGTAAAGTGTACAAAGAAGTCCAAGATCTGTAAGTAATCATTCACTAGCTTATTGATTACTGGTATATATTGCTTCATAATCTTGGTCTTAATGCCTGTATCTTTTAGCATTTCAGACATAGCAGCATGATAACTCAGTTCTTCATTTAGACCCATCTTCTCATCCGCTAGATCAGTACGAGAATCATTCATAGCATTCAGTTCAGAGTTCGCATTACCAAGGTCACCTTCACGTGACATAATACGATTGATATCTTGATTGATCGACAAGATTGATGAATGCAGTCGTTTGATTGTTTGGTTGTTATTATTGATTAACGATTGCTTTTCACGGATTGTATTCACGAGAGAGGTCTGTGTTGAAATCACTTCTTTGATTGCATCAGTCTCAAGGCCAACCTTTCGAATGGCACTGTTCAGTGTTTTGGCTTTTGCTTTAGAATCTGTCAACTTAGTTTCACGCACTTCTTCAGCAATCACTTGCTCACACGTAGGACATTCTGAGTTTTCCTCATAGAACTTAGCGTCTTTGACCAGAGCCTTTACAGAAGTATTGAACTCAGCTTTATACTGAGATAATGTCTGGAGTTTTTCTTGAGAACTTTTGAGATTGATCTCGGCTTGGTCACTCTCTCTTTCGATGTAGGCAGATGCTTCTCCATTTGTTTCCTGCAGTTCATGGATTTCAGTTTCGACATCTGTAATCTGAGTTCGCTTGGAGTTTATTTCCTCATCGTTGATCTGGGTTATATCTCGGATATACTTCTTCTGGCTATCAATCTTTTGTTTCACCAGATCCAAGTTGTAGGTAATATCTTTGATAGTTTCCTTGATCACAGAACTTTTCTGCTTAATGATACCATTCATCACAGAGAATACATTGATATCAAGCAAATCCTCGATGACCTCACGACGATGAAGAGCAGGTAGTTTCATAAACGGAATGAACGAAGAAGATCCTAGCACTACAATCTGGTGAAAACTTTTGTGGTTGAGTTTGATGATATTCTGTTCAAGAATATTTTGGTATTCCTTGGCATGAGATGATTGGTTAATCATTGTGCCGTTCTTCCAAATCTCGAAAATGTTAGGCTTAATACCACGAACAACCTTATGTGAGTCTGTACCAATCTTGAAGTTCAACTCCACAAGACAGTCTTTGTTATTGATTGTGTTGACCAGTTGCCCCTTCTTAATGTTTCGATGTGGCTTACCAAACAATGCAAAAGACATAGCGTCAAGCATTGTGCTCTTGCCAGAACCGTTCTGTCCAACAATAAGAGTAGACTTGTTTTTGACAAGATCCACTTCAGTCCAGCTATCACCAGTGGACATAAAGTTTTTCCACCGTACCATTTCAAATTTAATCATGCTACTTCCAGAGTCTGTGCCTCGATAAGAATATTGCGCATAGCAGTTTTAAGCCTATCTTTATCAAGGTCTGTATTGACAGTATCAATATAGTTATCAAGTAAGAGGCTTGTGTCTTCAACAGCAATCTCTTTAGTTTCTACGTTATCAGCCAAGAACTCATCAAAGTTCTCAGCAATCTTCAAGTCATGTATTTGTTGTGCTTGTATTCTATCAACAAATCGATCAAATGTAAACAGGTCTTGCTTGTTTATTACAATTATTTTTACAAACTTATCCGTCACATCAGGAATGAAGGCAGAGTAATCTGTTTTCGAATCATCGTAAATGATCTTGTGAAACAGAGTGTGTGGGTTATTGATCTTTTCAAGTTCACGTGTAGATGTATCCAACACATGAAATCCTTTAGCATCACCTGCATCAGACCAGAAAAACTCCATCTGTGTGCCGACATATTTAATGTTGTCTCTCTCAGACCCTACGTGAAAATGACCTGTGAGAACCTTCTCAAATCTTTTGAAAAGTTTATGGTCCATACCTTCGTGTGATTGAACGCCTCGCATCACCTCAAAGTTTCTGAGTTCTAAGTGTCCACCAAGCCAATCTGCTTTACACGTGCTAATGAACTCAAGAGATTTATCTCTATTCTCTGGCGTAATCCAAGGCAACATCGCAAACTTAAACCCATCTAGGTTTAGAACAGAAGGCTCCATATGGATTGTAACCTCGTTCATATAATGACCCAACAACTCTTTTAAAGAGTTTAGATCGTTCGTATTCTTGAAGAACGTATCATGATTGCCTGGGATCACATCCATGTGGATACCATGCTCTCTTAGTTTGTTAAGAAACGACTTACGATAGCGGTTAAGAGCACGGAAGTTAATAAACTTCCTGTTATCAAAAACATCACCGAGGTGAATAATACGGCGAATACCGCTTGACAGTAGATGAGGGAAAAATACATCATTGTAAAATTTCTCTGCGTTATCGAGAAATACGTCAGAACTATTCCGAACGCCACAATGAGTATCATTTAAAATTGCCACCTTCATTTCATAAACTTCCCAAGACCCTCATTGGGATCTACTTTCTTTTGACGCTTTCGCTTCTTGACTTCTTCAGCAAAAAACTTGTCTTTCTCCTTCACTGAGTCGATACGTGTTTTGAGTTGGTCAACAACACCAGCAACCTTTGCGATATCATCCAAGTCACCATCAACAAAGTCAAATGCAGGTGTCTGAGCAATGTACTTCAGTTTGATATCTTGCTGCTTTTTCTCTCTGGCAATACGTTGTAGAAAAGCATACCAACAGATCTGTGTAAAATACCCAAAGGCATTTGGCTTACCAGTACGAGTCGCTGCTTCGATGTTGTAGTTCTTGATTGCTTTGAGACAGTGTTCAACTCCATCCATCACCATCTCTTCTCGATAGGTGTAGCGTACAAAGTTACCCTTGTGAGATAGCCCTTGGGCAATACGAAGAAAAGATATTGCGATATAGTCGGTGACTTTCGGTGGCTCTTGTTCTTGCTTTACTGCTTCTTGTACTGTAACAACATAATCTGTGACCGCATTACTAAAGTCTCTGTTGTTGACATAATGCGGCTTGTCTTTTGCTTTCATTATTAATCTCCTGATTATTTCTCCTATTATAGCATAGGATCTAGAGGAATGCAACTATTTTATTTTTGCATCTATTTCATTTTAGGGGTTGACGACTCAAGCGAATCACTATATAATAAGGTATCAGCCTTAAAGCCAGGGTAGTATACTTTTAGTTCAGCTTGTTCTTATCGAAACGGATTATGTTATCATTGTCCGAGTCTTCTGGCTCATCATAGTTATCTCGATATATACCAACATCATGTTCATCTGGTATAGCTTCAGGGTGTGATTCATAAAAATCATCCATGGTCTTTTTATATATTGCTTGTAGAACTTTATTGGGGTCCATTATGACAGATAAGTGATCCATGTTCAATAGGTGGACTTGATCTTGCTTTGCCAAAATCATATAAGGTCTGAGGAACACGTTCTTTCGAAAAACATCTACAGTGAATGGATTCTTTACTACAAGAGCATCGTATGGCATGCTTTCATCATCAACTAGCGAATCGATTACTTCTGCAATAATTTCTTCACCGCTGATTAGTTTCATTTGTTTTATATCAAGTTGCATTATATACCTACCTTATGAATGGTATACTTAAACTGTTCTCTGTTATATATCTTTATTCTTTCAGCCGAATGATTGAGCGTGTAGTTCATATTCTTCTTCCAGTGCAAATCATCTGCGACGTCATAGAGCGTGGTGATTCTACCATCATCAGACTTTCTGAGTCCTCGACCAATCGATTGCAAGACCCTAATCTGTGATTTAGAAGGAGAAGCGAATATAATGTTGTGAAGATTACGAATATTAATACCAGTACTGAAGGTACCCAAACTAGCCACAATAACGGCGTTTTCCTCATTCTCCACAATTTTTCTAATCTGTTCACGATCATTTGTGTCAGTATCTCCAGAGACATAGAATATTTTTCTACCGTCACCTGCCTTATCTTTAATCATCTGATGTAGGGGTTTGCCATGCTTGTCCACGAACTGAAACAATATCAGGCTGTTACCCTTGAGATCCAGAGCCAAGTTTGTAATGAACTTGTTTCTAGGTTCGTATTTTACGATATAATCTAGTTCTGTATGGTAGTCTTTTTTGCCCCAGTTCTTTCTGATGTCCTTACTATATATCAACAATAAAACATTGATTTCAAGCGCAGACAAAGTGTTCATCTCTTGCAGTTTTTTCGTGGTAGTTACGTTGAATATTTTACCAAACAATCCTTGCAGAACTAGTTCATGGGTTTGTGTATTATCAAGCGTACCTGATGTACCAAAGCGATAGTTGGCTTCAGTACACTTGTTCATAATAGTTGTGAGAGATTTAGCCTTGAACCCATGGCACTCATCACCAATAACACAACCAAACTGTTCAAACCATTTAGTGGGCATTTTGTAGATGGATTGCCATGTACTGATTACTGTACCTTGGTTAAACTGTTTATCTTTACCAGAGTAGATTTTATGTACTCCATTCTCGACCATCATGCCATAGTCACGAAAATCCTCATACATCTGTTCAACAAGAGATGTAGTAGGAACCACAATCAAAAGCTTCTTACGCCCGTTTGGATTGATAATTCCATGCCAATATTTGACTAGTAAGTAGATAATCAAAGACTTGCCAGAACCAGTTGGCGATAATAGGATGGCTCTTTTATTTTCTAAGGCATGGCATACTGCATTAAACTGGTAGTCTCTGCACGAGATGGGTTGTCCACGAGAAGTGAGTTCCTCATCTTCAATGAACTTCATAATATTTTTAGGATTGATTTGTACTTTTTGTGAAGGAGATCCGTAACGTTTATCATCCTCTACTTCTACGATATAGTCTCTCACCTTTGCGAAATCTTGCAGATAGGTGTAAAGTCCAACAGGTAGATCCATAGTCTGTATATTGAATAGGCGTATCTTACCATCCCATACCTTGTTTTTGTAGGCTGGCATGTATTTGTAACCTGGCACAAAGAACGAGAAGAACTCTGATAACTCTTGGGCTATGCCCCAATCGCACTGGATGTCCAACACAGAATGGTTTCTATTTTTAATTTTTATCACATCCATAAACTTAATCCATATAAATAAGACATATAGACTATATATAACTATTTTTGGAGAAGTATATGCCGTACAATGTCACCCAAACTTACACCTATACTGGTGATTCTGTATTCGATTCTGCTGGGACATTTAAGGCTTGGTATCATGCAGTGGATTCTGATTTTAAAGTTGCCGTTGAAACTGCCACAGGCACTGCCTTCAATCAAGCTTTGTTTGATGTGAAACAAGCGCAACCTGTAACAGAGACTTGGGACGTAGATGAACAGAAACTAATAAAAACTATCGCTTGGGCAGATGAAGCCACATATGAAGAGTGGAACACCTACATGACGTCATTCGATTATACCAACGCTGCTTTCAATGCTGTGACGGTTGGTAATATGCCTGAAGTCGTTGACGGTGAACAAGCATTAGATGTGATTGTTGAAACTACAGTCTAGTTTCCAGCCTCAAACATTCTCCATTTAATCATGTTACCGATTGTCTGGTGCCGCCAGTTAATATTGGATACGATCTCTGAGAGTGTGTCTGCCAGAGTCTTGTAGTATTGGATTAACTCTTCCGACTTTTGGATGTCGATATCAGCATCGTAGTAGTAGTTCATATCTCCTTTTAAAACTTTTAGACCATTGAACGGATCGTATTCCCAACCGAGTTCATCAATCTGATCTCGATCCATCTTTCCGTTGTAGTATAACCATTTTTTCTGTAGGAGAGTTTTCTGTGTCATCTCTGCTTTCTTATGACGCAGTTTAGCATTCGCCAGTAACTCAAGGTACTTGGCGTGAAGAGCAGGTGTTTTTCGTGATGTTTCGTCAAGAGATGAGTGATCTATTTCACTGTCTTCTTGCCACATTTTCAATACGGTGTCTAAGTTCATAGTTATCTTTCATAATGTACTACCTTATCTATTTGAAAGAAAAGGTGTTATATTTTAACGTGATTGGCAAAATCAAAGGTTCTACACTACCAGCATTTGTGGCAAGTTGTAGTGTTCCTAATGAGGTAGGAAACGCTGCTTTGTAAACGATCTCTCTTGTGGCTACGTTAGAGTTGTTTAAGATCAGTACTGATATGTCATATTCTTGAGCATCGGCTTCTGTCCTTTTAGAAAATCTGTTAAGATTAGAAGCTTTAGGTTCATCAATGAGCGTACTTTGCCAGTTCAGCATTTCTGCATATACGTGCATATCCTCATCCACAATTGCATCGATCTGAAGATCATCGTAAATCAGTTTATCACCTGGTTCAAATATATCAGTCTTTCTGTAAGACAACTGAGTAGGCGATAGTGATACACTAGGATGAGATACAGTTTGTGCAAAAAACTCTAGGTTTGCAAATCTTTGTCTATAAATCACAATCTTAAAAGCCGTAGCTTGTAAGAAGTTGGAATTTTGTAGTGTTGATGTGGTTACCATGTTAAAACCCTTGTGAGATGTGTATCTCTATTTATATGAGTTTATCGAAGAAGATCCACTATTGTTTGATGTAACATCTGAAATAATATGGCATCATTATAAATGAGCAACCATAAACCAACGATAAAAATAAGCCACTTCATTACCATTCCTTCCGATCTTCTTCTTCATCAACTTCCCAATAACGAACATAAAAATGATCCCCACACGCATCAATTTCTGATTGCGGATAACCTTCGCTCAACAGCCACGGAAAGATACTTTCACCTTCTGCCAAGTCTGTTGGCAACGGTTTAGGAAATCCATACTTCCATCCGCTGGGCGGATCACACATTAAGACTTTAGTCATTTTTCTATCCATAAAATGCAAAACCACCAGAAGCAAATCGCCTTATGTGATCCTGGATAATGTTCATATCCAACCATTCTGTTAGCTGGATTTTCAATTCTATCAAACCAATGAATTTTACTCATTCATGAGTTCCTAACTTAGTCATTGTCGTTCTCCTTTTGTGTTTTCTCTAGTTCAGCTTGGTAAACCTCAGCAGCAGTAGCATGAGCATCATAAGCAATAGCATGAGCAGTAGCATGAGCAGCAGCAGTAGCATGAGCAGCATAAGCAGAATCAGAATAAGTAGCATAAGTAGTAGAATCAAAATAAGCCGAAGCAACAGCAACAGCATGGGCGTTCTTCCATGCAATATGCGCAGCAGTAAAAGCCTTACGAGCAGTGTCAGCTTCAGCCTTTAGTTCTTCAAGTTTAGTCATTTGTGCTCTCTTGTTTCATTGTCTTTACTTT